CAGCTTCAGGAACTTCTGCTCTCTGATCGACGGCTCGCCTGCGCTCTCCAGGGAGGCGATGAGCTCGTTTACTGCCTGTAATGTGATAGTCATTTGGTGGCTCCTTCTAACGCCGCTGCTATCTCTTCGAAAAAGCCATCTCGGGTATGGCTGGTCATTGCTGGTAAAAATACGGACATCAGCCTGTTTGTGTTGCAGTTCTCATCGTCTGTGAACAGAGCGATTTTTTTATCCAAGCGCACTTTCGCTTCCTGCAACTGCTCATTTTTCTTGTTAGTGCGCTGGATATAGTCGGCAATGATTTCTATAGCCTTGTTTGTGTATTTTTCGACGTGTTCAGTCATGTGAACCACCTATCGCCTCAATCGTTTCCAACAACAACCGGCGGCGTGTATTTTCTGCAAAGTGACGGCGCCCGGTTTCTTTGTGGTAAAACTCGTTTTTGCCGACGACCCACATCCGCTCTGTCTGGTGCAGTTTTTTTACCTGCGGACCGTCTTTGGTGATCACGGTGCCGGTATGGGTTTTTACGATTGTCATACGGCCTCCCGGGATGACGATGCAGGCGTACAGGTAAAAATGACTTCCTGAATATCGAGGAAACGCTGGAATACGGGGCAACCAAGCAGGCTGTAATTCATCCCGACAGCAACTTTCGGCACCAGGCCAAAGCGCTTCATGTCAAAGTCGATGACGGCCCGCTGATCGCGGAAAAGCCCCAAACGACCATGCCGGATAACCTCGCCAGTCGCTTCTGCTACGGAAAAATACCGCTGGACAGTAGCGCGGCTCAGCCCCAGTTTTTTCATTGCCTCGGCGGTCGTGAGTCGCCCCTGATGTCTGGTGATCCGAATCACTGCGCGGACGTACTCTCTGCGCTCAACTGCTGACAATGCTCTAGCCATACATACCTCACTTAACGACACGCAAATGGCGCACGTTTTTGCGATAGCTGTCCCATTCAAAATTCACCCACATACCGCCGTCCATCTGGAGACGGTCAAGGATCCGCATACCCAGTGTTTCCTTCAGCGATTCATAGTTCAGGTTGGTTAGGATGCCGACAGGTCGCATGGAGGACAGCCGGCGATCGATAACCTGATTCAGGATGACTTTTTCACCGCTGCTTCCGCGCTGAATACCCACCTCATCCAGAATAAGCAGGTCCACATGGCACAAATCGTCCAGCAATGACGCCTCTGACTGCCCGCCGTCATAACATTCCCGAACACGCAGCATGAGATCCGGAATGGTTACCACCAGCACAGAGCGACCACCAGCCAGCAGGTGATTTCCGATTGCCGCCGCCAGATGATTTTTCCCGGTGCCTGGCGCTCCGCTGAATACGAAGCTCGCAAACCCTAAGCCGAATTGCTGCGCGTAACTTTTCGCCATCGAGAGCGCCCGACGCTGGCCATCCGACTCAACCTGATAGTTCGCGAATGTGCAGCCGCGGTGCAGATCCTGAATTCCTGCACGTCCAAAGATTTTCTCTGCACGTGCGCGCTGGTTTTGTTTTTCCAGTTCCTCACAGCGCTTACGGCCTTCTTCGGCTTGCCAGGTACGCCATTCATCAACGCTGCCGAATTTTGGCTGAACGCCAGGGGGAATGAGTTTTTTCAGTCGCTCCAGTGCATTCCCGGTACCAATCATGTTTTTCATCGCTACCCCCTGAATCCCGATGGGATGGTTTTGTCAGGTTCCGAAATCTGATTGGGATCTCGTGCGCCTGGCGCCTTCTGAATCGCCCACGGTTCGCTGAAATGCATACCAGGGCCAAAAAACGTTTTCGCCTGTTTCACGTACTGCGTGTTGAGGATTCCCTCGGCTTTAACGAAAACCGCGTAACGCACCACTCCTGCGAAGATTTCCGCCGTAGTGGTTCCATCCCTGATTCGGGCATTCCAGGCTTTGAAAGCATCTGACTTGCTGTTTCCCCCTGCCCGCTTGGGATAAACCGACCAGACCTGCTCGAAATCATTCGGGTATATTTTTTGGGGATCAGGTTTATCGCCTTCGTCCTGGTTCTGATCGTCTGGGGGTGTGGCGAAGCCATGCCCCGAACTATCTTCTTCCTGATCCTGTTCCTGCTCCTGATCCTGGTTAAGGAACGGTTCGAGAACCCTTTCGGAACCCTTTAGTTTTGCGATGCCGATGTGGGATATTGCCGAGGCTAAAACCCGCGCCAGCTCTGGCTTAACCGTAGATGTGTCCGGGACCTGATCAAACAAACGCAGTGCTGCAATCCCCTGGTTTGGGTTTTCAACTGAATTCCAGATCAGAAAGTTACGAATTAGCACCCATTTCGATGACGAATCACGCGTTGCGAAACCGTTAGCCGATAGTTCATCAAACCCTTTCGAAACCCTTTCAGGAGTCCAGGCTAAGTCTTCCGAAACATATCCATCAGGCAGCCGGAAACACCCAATCATGTTCGTGTGTTGCCCGGTGAGCAGGTACAGCGCCAGCAACCTGGCATCATCCGATACCTGGCGCATTCCATCGCTTATCCAAAATGATGTATGCACCTTGCCGTAATCACGCATAGAGACCCCGTTGTTGCTTAAACTGATGTGTTTTCATCACCAAGCACCCACAGCAAAGCCGCTGCGTATTCGCCGCTGGCGGTTTGAAGTTGCTGGGTAATTTCCTTACGGGATTTAAGACGCGGCTTTGTGTCACCGAGAACAGCGCGCTGGCGGCGAGCTTTCTCGTGGCCAGTTACACCCTCTGCCGCTGCCTCTAACTGTTTGACCGTTTCCCGTTGCTTTTCCGGTGGCATATCGACCAGTTGACGCGCTTGAGTGACAGTGACTTTTCCAGCCTCAACCGCCGCCTGGACGGCCTGCGTAGCATCAAGTAGAGCCACGGTTGCCTGGACCGTTTTTACGCTGCAGCCAAAAAGCAGGGCAATGTCATTTTCGTCATGACCATATTCCATCTGCTGAACCATTTTTTTGGCCCGGCCCAGTGGGGTATCTGGTTGGGTTATCTCGTTTTCGCTGACCATGTATTTGGCCATTTGAATTGCTGAGCCGCGCTTAGCTATACCGGGTACAGGCCAGGGTTCCAGCCCTGCCCGCTTTCTCCTGGCGTTTGCTTCCTTAGCGTTCTTTACGCGCTGCCGACCTGCCACCACGCAGGTTTTCCCTGTCTCCGGGTCCTTCCACACGATAATCGGTTCGAGTACCCCAAGTTCCATGATGTTGAGGATCACAGCTTCATTAAGCGGTAGGTGTACTCGTTCGTCGTAAAGCGGGTGTGTTTTATCGGTCACCAGATGCAGGTTTTCCGGTTCGAAAAACAGGACGTTGCTTTTACCGCTGGCGCCGTACGCGTCGATCGAGTTTTTAGCCATGGGCGCCCCCGTTATTGAAATTCAGTTGGTTCATGTTCATAATTTCCCCTGTGAATTGATCCAGTTAATTCGCAACGAAAGCCGTAGGTGTTGCAGCACCACGGCTTTCACCTTTCTGAATTCCAGCATCACGTCACTCCCAGCATTGAAGTGACAATGGCCATCAGCGGCGCCGTTAACTCAGGGTCTATCCGGAACATCTCGACAATTCCCTCGCTCAGTTCTTTCAGCTTCTGATGGCGTGGAGCCCCCACAGCAACGGCAATCTTTGCTTCGCTGGTTTCTTTCTCCAGACGAGCCAGTCGGGACATAAAACTCTCTTCGGACAATAGGCGGTGACGGTATTCCAGAGGAAGAACGGCCATGATCGCCGGTGTAAGAAGGCGAACGTACTCGCGATAGCGCTCAGACTCGGCCGGGTTGTCCAGGTAGCGAAAAAGCTTCTGTCGGGCACGGCTGATGTCATCAGGAAAGTTGATATCCCCGCCGCCCTGCTGTCGCCATTCACCGATGATGTGCGCCGACACAACATCCTGACCTTCAGCCGCTGCCCAGGCACGAACGGCAGAGCGAATTGCGTCGTGATCTGCCTCTCTCAGTTGATTACGCTTTATCAGAGCGCCGGTGTTGAATCCGGTATTTTGTTGAAAGGGAAGTGTTTGCATGGTTAATCCCCATTAAGCTCGGAGCTGTTAGTTTGGGGAGTTGCAGGAGGTATAAACTCAGGCCAGATTGTTTCCCAATCATCTGGGAAGCAATCTGCTCTGGTAACAGCGCCTTCCGTAAGCTGTTCTATTTGTATGGCTCGAGATGGGGATATAGCAGCAATCCCAGATGCCATTTGTGAAAGATAAGAAGTCGATACTTCGAGCTTTGTAGCCAAGGCCTTGGAGCTGCCTCGTTTCATGTTTAGATAATCTTTAAGTTGCATAGTGGCTCCCTCGTGTGATTACGGTGAGTTTATAAAATACTAAACCAAAACGTCAAGTATTTGCTTGTTTATAAATTACTAATCAAAATGCTTTCTATGACGACACAGGAAATTAGACGCAGGCGACTTAAGGAATGGTTCTCAGAAAAGTCGCTTCCAGAGAAAGAGAAAAGCTATTTATCTCAATTGATAAATGGCCGCAGTTCCTTTGGCGAAAGAGCGGCAAGAAGGTTAGAAAGAGATTACGGGATGCCCTCAGGCTACCTTGACTCAGACACCTCCGACTCCCAAAGCACACAGTCAGGTCTTGTGTTGAGTGAAGAAGAACTTAAGCTCATTACTTTTTTTCGTGGATTCCCTGACTCCGCAAAGAAAGAAGCGCTAATTGAATTTGAATCTAAGTTCAATAAATACAACGAACTTTTCAAAGAGTTACTGGCTTCACGTAGTTAACGCTCACGCCTCCCAAACCAAACCTCGTCAAAGGCGGGCTTTGGTTTTTTCACAATCCCTTCCTTCATTTGGGCCTCAAGATCTGAAGGCTTAAATTTTTTACGCATAAAAGTTTACTTTTTGCTTTACACAATAGTTTAGTAATGATTAAACTCATTACATCAACAACGCGCTGCGTTGCTCCGATAAACGTTCCGCTGGCCGGCGACAAGGCAATAAGGGTGAGATGAGTAAGGTTAAGGTGGCGCCTATTGAACTCGAAATAGACGCCACGGAAGTAATCAATAAGGTCGAGGAACTACTGGGGTTACTTGAGCTTCCAGCCCGTTCCCTTGAAGGCATCCCTGAGGATGTCGTCAACCTGCTTTTTGACAACATCCGTCCCTTGCTTAACGACATCGTCCTTAGTGATTTCTCGACCACAGTTGGCACAACTGACGCCAACAAAATTTGTCTCAAAGTCGAAATCATCGGGACGCTTGAGCATCTCGCTTCCGCAATCAGGGCAAGCAACTTTCATCGTTGTCAGTTTTGACATTTTTATTTCCTTGCTGGCTGTGTGAGAACTACCAGCATACCACCGAGCCTGAAGTGGTTAAAAGACAGGCATAAATGAGGTGTTGAAATGAGTAAGCAAGGCATCAGAGCCCTGATCATTTCAGCAGTTATTGGGCTCTTCATCTGGATCGCGCTTTTCAGCGCACTGGGGGGATTGTTTCTATGAATGATTTCGCACGCAAACCCGCTCGTCAGCAGGCTATTCGTTTAAGTCCGCTGTCAGCTTTCATCCGCCGGGTGTGCTACATGCTCGCGCAAAAAGGAGACCCTTCATGAGCACGATGTTTGCCCTGGTTCTCACCGTCAGCATGCTGACGGGCGGTAATCAGGATGTCCTGCTCGGCGTTTACGACACTGAGAATGACTGCAAGGCAGCCGCAGAAGAGCAACACGTGAAAGCTGAATGTTATCCGCTGAAAGGTGTACTGGACGAGCATCCGGCCGGGTTCACGGTGCAAATGTAGGGGGAAGAATGCAGAAGAAATGCGGTTACTGCCGTAAAGCAATCGAGGGAAAACCAGTGGTAAGCACCCTGTTGTACCTCCAGGGGAACCAGCTCGCACGGAAAGAAAAAGAGTATTGCTCAGAACGTTGCGCCTCTCACGACCAGATGGCTCACGAGGGCTAACGTAAACCCGCCGAAGCGGGCTGTACGTCCGGTGCCACCGACCAAAGTTACACCGGAAATTACCAAAACCAATGACCACCCTGAATGGGCGCTACCAATGGCCCGGGGGATTCTACATCCAAAATAGAGGCTATCACATGGAATATTTTTATCTGATAAAAGCGACTCAAAAATCGGGTAAAGCTGATGCCGTAATCTGGCGCACTAATAAATCAGAAGCTCGCGCCCTTCTGCAGCTGGACGTCGATCTGGAAGACGCTGGGATCGAAACAGGCCGCGGCAAAGACTATCAAAAACCAATTCGTACCGATTTCCCGGTATTCAATGACCTTCCGGCGGAAGGTGTTCTCGATTACTCATGGTGCGAACGCTACCAGCTCGGCGACGATGGTCGCACCTGGGCTCTGAAACCCGGTCAGGCGCCTGCGAATCATCACATCGATGATGCCGGAGCCGTTAGTGGCGATCTGGTTAATGCCAATACTACTGGCGACGCGGCACAAGGTGAGACCGTGGAAACTTTCGGTAGCGATGAATACCAGGACAATTCGAGCGCGCTTTTTAACGTGGCAGAACTCCCCTTTCGCGCTCAGCTGCTGGCGCAGTACATGGCCGAAGAACATCACGTTTATCATATCAGCATGCCTCACCGGCAGGAGCTGTCAGTTCTTGAAATGGACACTGATAATGCGTCCGTCCAGGACCTGATCCTGGCCGCCGAGAATGTCCCTGAAATCAAAAAATACGATATGCCGGCGCTCTGGAAATTCACCAGTGCCAATAAAAAAGTATTCCCGGAAGGGAAACGGCATGAGCTCGGCAAGCGTATCCAGTTTGCAAAGCTGTGGTTCGCCACGAACGCGATCGACCGCGGCATTCTCATCAGGGAATGGGCTGCCGGTAACTGCATTTCTTCGGTTTTGAAAACCGATACAGGTACGAATGCTGGCGGCGGTAATAAAACCGATCGCAATCCTGACTACACCCATACCCTCGATACGCTCGATGTTGAAATAGCCCTGGCCACAATGCCGATGGATTTCGATATCTACAATTTCCCGGCATCTATTCACCGCCGGGCCAAAGAGATCGTCCAGAAGAAAGAAAGTCCGTTCAAGGAATGGTCGGCAGCGCTGCGCAAGGTCGCAGGCATCTTGGATTATTCCCGCGCAGCGATTTTTGCCCTTATTCGTGGCGCCACCAGCGATATTCACCATTTCCCGGTAAGTCTGCAGACCTATATCAATGCGAACCTGACCGAGCATAAACATGACGCCCCTTCTGCTGAGACGCTTGAAAAAGCTGGTCATGTTTCATCTGCCGCCGTCACTCTGGACGCTGTGAAAAAGGCTATCGATGGAGATGAAGGTGTGCCTGACCTGGAAGCTCTCCCAACTGACTTTCAGGTAATTGGCACCGAACTTGTGAAAGAAGCTCAAAAGAAACGTCCTGATGCTAATCAGGTTCTGGCCGCCGAACGCGGCGAATATGTCGAAGGTATCAGTGACCCCACGGATCCGAAGTGGATAACCGAAGACCTGACCAAACCCAGAGCTCCGGAAATTGCAAATCTCGGCGGCGGAATGTTTTCAATTGAAGGCCTTATGACTTCACCGGCTACTAATGCCACCGAAGAAGGACCCACCAGCGATGTGCAGATGGAAACGGCTCAGCCGGTCGAAGACGAAAATGATAATGCGGTATCAGCAGGCGAAGGCGCTGATGAGCCTCCTGCGCAAACAACTGCCGTGAACATGAGCAAAATACTGGCTGAACGCTGCCCGGATCTTACCGCCGAAGTGCTGAAAAGCCAGGTTTCCGGGAGTGCTCATAGCGATGAAGAGGAAGTGGCTGAACAAGCAGCGCCAGCATGGCCGGAGTATTTCGAGCCTGGTCGATATGAAGGCGTGCCAAATGAGATCTACCACGCCGCTAACGGTATCAGCTCCACGATGGTTAAAGATGCACGGGTATCGCTGATGTATTTCGAGGCGCGCCACGTATCTAAAACCATCCAGAAGGTACGCTCCCCTGTTCTGGATATGGGAAATCTGGTGCATGCACTGGCGCTGCAGCCTGAGCAGCTGGAAAAAGAATTCAGCATCGAGCCGGAAATCCCGGAAGGCGCCTTCACCACGACTGCGACGATCCGCGCGTTTATCGACGAATACAACAACGGGCTACCGCCGCTGTTGAGTGCTGACGACATCAAGGCGCTGCTGGAGGCGCACAACGCCAGCCTGATCACCCCCCTCAGCACCGATGAGATCAAAGCACTCATTGAAGAACACAACGCTAGTCTGCCAGCGCAGACCGCTCTGGGGAACGATATCAACGAAACAGGACAGAGCTACATGTCTCTGCCAGTTGATTTCCAGCGCATTGAAGAAGGCCAGAAACAGACCGCATCTGCAATGAAAGCCTGTATCAAGGAATTCAACGCCACCCTGCCGCCACAGCTCAAAACCAGTGGCAGCCGGGAAACGCTGATGGAAACTCTGGCAATCATTAATCCGGATCTGGTTGCTCAGGAAATGCAGAAGCCCTCACCAGTTAAAACCAGCGGAAGTCGTGATGCCATGCTGGAGCAACTGGCGATTATCAATCCTGACATGGTTGCTCAGGAAGCGCAGAAGGCGCAGCCGCTGAAAGTATCAGGTACTAAGGCGGATCTGATTCAGGCCGTGAAATCGGTTAAACCGGATGCCGTGTTTGCCGATGAGTTGCTGGATGCATGGCGCGAAAACCCTGAAGGAAAAGTGCTGGTTACCCGCCAGCAACTGGCTACGGCACTGGCCATTCAGAAAGCACTGTTGAATCACCCAACCGCTGGCAAGTTGTTGACGCACCCGAGCCGTGCCGTGGAGGTGAGCTATTTCGGCATTGATGAGGAAACCGGGCTGGAAGTTCGCGTGCGTCCTGACCTTGAGATAGACATGGGCGGCCTGCGCATCGGAGCGGACCTGAAAACCATCAGTATGTGGAACATCAAGCAGGAAGGCCTGCGCGCGAAGCTGCACAGGGAAATTATCGACCGCGACTACCACCTGAGCGCAGCAATGTACTGCGATGTCGCCGCACTCGATCAGTTCTACTGGATATTCGTTAACAAAGACGAGAACTACCACTGGATCGCCATCATCGAGGCATCCGAAGAACTGCTGGAACTCGGCATGCTGGAATACCGCAAAGCTATGCGCGCCATTGCGAACGGTTTCGACACTGGCGACTGGCCGGCGCCGATTACCGAAGACTACACCGACGAGCTCAACGATTTTGATGTGCGCCGCCTCGAAGCGCTGCGCGTACAGGCATAAGGGGGGAATAACAATGTCCAATTTAGTCGCAACTACTGAAAACCAGACCCAGAAGATCGACAACGTTTCTATCCTGACGAACGGTGAATTATTCAACCGCCTGCGCACGCTCTCGGAAGTAATGGCCAATAGTGGAAACTTCGTGCCTGAGCATTATCGTGGGAAACCAGATGCGTGCATGGCTGTTGTGATGCAGGCCGCACGCTGGGGAATGGATCCTTTTGCTGTAGCACAAAAGACTTTCATCGTTGGTAATTCAGGTGTGCTTGGTTATGAAGCGCAACTGGTTAACGCAGTGATAAATACCATGGCTCCGACAAAAGACCGTATTCACTTTGAATGGTTTGGGGCATGGGAAAACATCGTTGGACGCTTCGTGGAGAAGACAAGCAGCCAGAACAAAAAGTACATCGCACCGGGCTGGAATTTGAAAGATGAAGCTGGCGTGGGCGTCCGCGCCTGGGCAACCCTCAAAGGAGAATCAGAACCTCGCGAGCTTGTGCTGATGCTTTCTCAGGCACAAGTCCGCAACTCTACACTGTGGGCGAGTGACCCCCGCCAGCAACTGGCCTATCTTGCCGTTAAACGTTGGGCGCGACTGTACTGCCCGGATGTGATCCTCGGGGTCTATACCGCCGATGAAATTGACGAACGCGAAGAAAGGGTTATCAACCCGGCGCCGACAGAAAAAGTCACGCTGAATGAGATAACACACTCCGTTGGCGATTCCACCAGCACGCAAGAGCCTGCATCTAACGTCGACTCTGTTGCTGACGAACTCCGAGACCGGATTGATACAGCTGACTCAGTGGATCAGGCAAAAGCCATTCGAGCAGACATCGAATCACAGAAAGCTCTGCTGGGTACTGCCTTGTATACCGAACTTAAGAATAAGGCGGTGAAGCGCTACTACCTTGTTGATGCGAAGAACAAAGTTGAGGCCGCCATAAATTCACTCCCTAACCCTGGGGATCCGGAAGCCGAAGCGTTATTCGCAAAGGCAGAAAGCACCCTGACCTCAGCACGCCGCCACCTCGGTGATGAACTGTATGACCAGTTCCGCATCACCCTGGACGACATGAAACCGGAATACGTGGGCTAAGGGAGGCGGGAGGGCTCGCCCTCCCGGTAACGATATGACGAAAATTACTGAACGCGGAATGATTTTTAACGCTGAGATGGTGCGGGCCATCCTTGACGGCCGGAAGACGCAGACCCGGCGACCTATCAAATGGAAACAGACTCGGTTCACTGAAATTGGTGAGCGTGAAGACGGTAGCAAATGGCCGTGGAGCGAAGATGCAGAGCATGCTTTCGATTTCTGGCATCCATGTCCGTTCGGTTCCGTCGGCGATCGTATCTGGGTGCGAGAGACGTTTCAGGGGCCGCTATTCGATTTCGACCTTATGGATAGCTATTGCAAAGACTCAACTCCTTTTGAGAAGTCAGAGTTTTGTGTTTACAAGGCTGACGGCGTGCCTGCGCCAGAGTTTTACGATGCAGATGATGAACTGCATAGCTGCTGGCGACCATCTATCCATATGCCGCGCTGGGCCAGCCGCATTCTGCTGGAAATCACCGACGTGCGGGTTGAACGGTTGAAGAGTATTAGTGATCGCGATGCGCTACGCGAAGGGTGCAGTGCCGCCGACATGAAGAGTGGCGACTGTGTAGCTGATGTATTCGCGCGCCTGTGGGCATCAATCTACGGTTCAGATAGTTGGAATGCCAACCCCTGGGTTTGGGTTATCGAGTTCAAGCGCGTTGAAGGCGGTGCAGCATGAGTCTTAAACATCAATTACCCGAGCTGGAAGCCAGCATCGACCCGGCAGCATTGCGCGCAGCCGCCGACGAATATTCGGATCTGCTTCTGACATTGTGCTTGTGCATGAAGATGGCCGGCCCCACCCGGGCGAACGTGCGTGCCTGCGCCACCGAGCTTAAAAAACGCCTGACAACCTGGCACAGCCAGAAAGAACTTAATGCAATCCTGTCCTGTTGGGATCCCGTTGGCTATGTTCTCGGCCTCCGCCGGGAAGCGAACGACAACGCGCGCGCAGCTGGCGATCCAGTTGATGTTTTTGTGTGAGGTGAATATGCGACTGATTAACCGAAGCAAACAATCACCGCTGGGCCGCCAGGCCTGTGATGCGGCACTGGCTAAGCATGTTGAACGTTACGGCGATTACGGACGCAACCAAATGAAAGAGACATATACGGTGCAGATTGAAGGAGTAAAGGTCTGGGTGGAGGTGGTGAACAGAAAATCGAGTTACGTGGCCACAGCAATGATCGGCATGCGCCGACTGCGTTCCTTACCAGGGCAGGTAGCCTGATAACGAATTATCAATCCACTGAGGCGGACATGCTTATAATCGGCATGTCGCCAGAGAGGTTTATATGGCGCAGATTATTTTTAATGAAGAGTGGATGGTTGAAAAGGCTCTGATGGCGCGAACTGGCCTTGGAGCCAGGCAGATTGAAAGTTACCGACAAGGAGCCTGGATAGAGGGAGTGCACTTTAAAAGAGTTTCCCCTTCTGGCGAAAAAACTTTGCGTGGAACTACCTGGTACAACTATCCGGAAATAAATAAATTTATCCAAGATTCGTGAAATGGCAACACTACCTACAGGCGTAGAGATTCGTGGTAACAGAATATGCGTCTGGTTTATGTATAAAGGTAAGCGCTGCCGTGAGGTGTTAAAGGGGTGGATTGTAAGCCCCTCAAATATAAAGAAAGCTGGAAATTTAAGAGCGGTAATTACCAGTGAAATAAGCATGGGGGAATTTGATTATGGTCGTCGATTCCCATCATCCAAAAAGGCGGTAGCGATTAACACCACGTTACAGGTGAGCACATTTCATGAACTGTGTGAACTATGGCTTAAAATTAAAGAAACTGAAATCAGCGCCAATACTCTAAAGAAAACAAAATCCCAGATTGATACAATAATAAAAATCATGAACGGAAACACTATGCTCACTGCTATTGGATATAGTGACGTTCTTAATTGTAGAAACGAATTGCTAACAGGAGAAACCTTCTATTCAAAAAACAAGCGTAAAAATAAAAAAGGCAGAACAGTTTCGACTGTCAACAATTATGTTTCTTTACTGTGCTCAATTCTGAATTTTGCGTACATGTCGGGTTTTATCCAACATAAACCATTTGAGAGCGTAAAAAGCCTGCGTAAAACAAGGGGTAAGCCTGACCCACTTACAAGAGAGGAATTTGCAGCCCTCATGGCAAGTGAACGAGGCCAAAGCCAGAACATGTGGAAATTCGCCGTCTATTCTGGTGTGCGGCATGGTGAGCTGGCGGCTCTGGCATGGGAAGATGTCGATCTGGATAAGGGCGTGATACACGTTTGCCGGAATCTGACAGCAAACGGCATGTTCGGCCCACCAAAAACAGCGGCAGGAAACCGGACGGTACAATTGCTCGGCCCTGCCCTGGACGCGCTGAAAGCGCAGCATGAACTGACAGCTGGACATCCGGTATCCACTATCACGTTTCACCACAGGGAATACGGCTCAAGCGAGGAACAGAATTTGCGATTTGTTTTCATGCCGCGGAGACGGAAAGGCGAGCAAAAACCCTGCTATTCGCACAGCAGCATAGGCAGCAGATGGGAAGCTGCAGTAAAACGCGCTGGCATTCGCCGCAGGAATCCGTACCATACGCGGCATACTTTTGCCTGCTGGCTCCTGACGGCTGGCGCAAACCCGTCTTTTATAGCCAATCAGATGGGGCATGAAAACGCGCAAATGGTGTACGACGTTTATAGTACATGGATAGAAGAGATGAACGGCGACCAGGTTTCTATGTTGAATTCCCGGCTTGGGCTTTAA